AACAAAGATTATAACCGCGCTCCGGTTGAGCGACAGGTTGGGCGACGTGTGCTCGACCCTTGCTGTGGTACTCGGATGATGTGGATGGACAAGAAAAATAACGATGTTGTATTCGGCGACCGCCGCCGCGAAACGATTGTGGTAACTGACCGCTCGAACGGAAAAGCTGATGGAGTCCGCATTTTGCGTATTGAGCCTGACACCTTGCTTGATTTTAGGGCGATGCCGTACCCGGATGGAGCTTTTAAACACGTTGTTTTTGATCCTCCGCATCTTCATACTGCGGGGCCTAGAAGCTGGCTTGCCGCGAAGTACGGAAAGCTATCTGACAATTGGCGAGACGACTTGCGACAAGGTTTTCAGGAGTGCTTCCGCGTACTGCACCCGGACGGAACTCTTGTTTTTAAGTGGAACGAAACGCAAGTTAAGGTTGGTGAGGTTTTGGCACTAACACCACACAAGCCGATGTACGGGCATATTTCAGGGCGCAAAGGGCTGACGCACTGGCTGGTTTTCATGTCGCCCAACGCAAATATATAGCGGGTATCCGTAAAACCGTGTTGAAAACAGAAACTGATCTAAAGCAGAAGATACCTAGATGGAAAATACACCAAGATCAAACAAAGTTGAAGTGCTAACCCCACACGATGCGCTAGGCGTGGTCGCCATTGAGCTTGCTAGAACGCTTGAGCAAGAAAACGAGAAGTTTCGCAACTTCATAAAAAAGTGGCGATACGAGGGGCGGTTGCAAACATTTGAAAACCGAGAAATATTCCGCAAAGAAGCGGAAGCACTATTGGATTATATTTATTTTCAGTGAAGTGGGGTATAAAATGAGTCAGTGGGGAAAAGTGCGATTAATTGACGGACACAGATTCTGCGTCGAGGTGGACGCGGCACCATTCGTCTCGGCGCGCGACGACAACACAGTATTAAATGTCGTTTTTATGGACGATTTTGCGGTCTCTGAAGTAGAACTGGCTCTGCTTCAGAAATTAAAGGCGCAGTTTATTAGCAGACCGTATAGAGACTGGCTGTCGGCAGCGAAGCACATACCCGAAGCGTGACGGGGTTTGCAACCCCGTTACTCACGTTTTGAGTTGCAGCAGTATTTAAACGTTTCGGACGGGGTACATACCCCGTCCAGCTTGGCGCTCGAAGCGTGACGGGGTTTGCAACCCCGTTACTCATGATTTATAAGTTGCCGGTGTATTTAAACGTTTCGGACAGGGTTGCAAACCCCGCCCGGCTTGGGAAATAAAAAACATGAGTGAATTATTAAATTGCCCATTTTGCGGATCAGTAGCCGAATTTGAATATGACGACTGGAATCCAGAGACAGGAGAAGGCGATGACGGCATGGGGTATGCGAAATGCACAAACCCGCACTGCTGCGCAGGCTTCCATGATGATAGAGACTCTGCCGTTGATAAATGGAACAAACGATACTGCGTGATCGGATGGAAAAATAACATGAATACAGAAACTGAAACTGAAACGCTAATTAACATACTCCGTGATCGGATGGAAGAAATGAGCGACGAAGCCCGTCTTGATTTGATGGCTGCGCTTATGGAAGGGTTTTGCAGGCATTGCGGCAGCGACAATCTTCCATGCTACTGCACAAGGGATGAATAATGAAACGCAATGTAAAGCTAACAGGAACGGGTACATACCTCGCCCCGCCTGAAGAAGTGCTTAACGCCGAGGTGGCTACAAAGCACGACATCAAAGAACTGGAGCTAAAGATTGACACTCGGTTTGAGAAAATTCAAGGCGAATTCACATTGGTAAAATGGATGATAGGCTTTAATCTGGCTATGTCAGTTTCTATTCTGTTTAAAATTTTCAGCTAATTCATAACTTTAGCCTTGTAGAGTTCGCTGTGCTTACCATTGAACACTTAAAGGTATGCCAAAGTCTGACCTACACATTTGCATCCACCTGTTCTGATTATTTAAATGCCATCCCTCAGCAATACGCAGTTAGAGCTTCTTAAGGATGCCGCGCTCCGGTTGAGCGCACTGTTAGGTTTGAAAATAACTTGATTTAAGTATTGACTTTTATAAAAAAACGTATATACTATATTCAACGTTAAGAGATCGGCTCTTAATAAAACCGGAGAAAGTCAATAAAAGCGTATTTTATAATTAATGAAAATATTTTAAATCAAGCAAAAGACTCTGATGAGAAAAAAAGCAGTTATAAATCAGAAACAAAAATTTATGAAGAAAACGGACTAACTGTAGCGGAAGGGAAGCCCCAGGAGATTATGTTTTTGATCGGCGAACTTGCCGGATATGGTGAAGATGGATTAATTAAGGTTAACGCTTAATGATTGGCGGGAAACGTGAAGGAGCTGGCAGGAAGCCAGCCCACCCGCTGCTTAAAAAAGAAATGATTTCTTTAAAGCTCCCCATGTGGCTGATTGACCGGCTTGATGAAGAGACGAAAAGTCGGGCAGTGATGATTGAAACGGCTTTATGTGAAAAACACGGATGGACACCGCCGGATGTTGGCGCCTAACCCCGTTACTCACGTTTTGTAAGTTGCTGGTGTATTTAAACGTTTCGGACGGGGTACATACCCCGTCCGGCTTGGGAAGTAATTATGAAAAATATTAATTTTAAAGAACTTGGGAGCCAGCCGCATATGATCGCGCACCAAGCCGATGAAGACTAGGGGCTGGAAGATTATATGACTGAAGCTGAGTACCTACGAGCGACAAACCGCGCAAAAGTGTCGATGGCGATGTCTATTCTGCGCGAGGTTCTTCCTGGCGATGATTACGGCATTACTGAGAATGAGCTATGCGAAATTACAAAGCGCCTTCGGGAAGCGGAAGATAAGCTTTTTGCGTCATATAACTTAAAGACGCCTAACGCTTAAAACAACCGGCTACAGAAAACACCAAACGTTAAGGACGGGGTACATACCCCGTCCCGCTTGAGAACTGCCCAGGCATCATGGGAAAATTTAAACCCATCAAATAACAATCTCACTCTGAGTCATTGATGGCGCATCGCCGTCGATCCTGCCCGACCTGATATAATATTTATTATCAACCGTACCCGTACCGCGAACTCTAACCACGCCATTATCTAGCAGGCTCATTAATGAGGTGGTTCCGTCGGTTTCGACCAATGTCGCTACTAATAGCGGGTCACGCGGCAGCAGCTCTTTAAATATCGCCCAGGTGTTCGGCGTTTCTTCGCCGATTTGGATTGTTTGCCGCACGCTGGCCAGACTGGCATCGATGCTGATGCTATTTACAATGCCGCGCACCGGGGCGGCATCGATGGTGATTTGCACCAGCTGTCCGATATCAATCAGCGGGAATGCGCCGCCGTCAAGCGGCAGGGTGGCGGATTGAATGGCCGGTTGCGTGTATTGACCGGACAGTATCCGTTCGCCGACCGCGCGGGCTCCGATCACGTCGGTGATTAGCGCGTTGCTGACGGTGGGCGCCAGCCGATCGCCTGCGGTGCTGTTCAAGCGGCACCAGCCAATCACACCACCTACTTCGCCACCATGCACGTAGACGCCATTGGCTTGATAGGGCACGACCGGGCGCTGGGTGAGGCTGACCAGCGCGGCTTCGGGAATGACGACGTCGGCGGATGCCGCGAAGAAATCCCACGGCAGCACGGGGTAGCGCGGCTTCATGGTCAGGCTCTGCGCATTGCGCGAGGGCACCAGCATCGCGCCAATATCGCCTGCCAGATTGCCGAGCGCTTGAATCGGGGTTTGGTTGGTGTAGCTGTAAGCTCCAGCCGGAATATTCCAGACTACGGTTTGCCAGTTGATCGTCCAGCCGATAGGAAGTTGCAATTCGGCGATTTGCTGGACGGTCAGCACGCTGCCCTGGGTGGCGCTGGCAGGTTGCTCATAGGGTTGGCCCAATAATGCGCTTAAACTTCTGCCGGACAGGGTAATGCTGCGACCAGCAAACTGCCGATTGTGCTCGATGCGCTCGACCAGCACTTTCCATGTGTAGCCGTTGATAGTGATGATCAGCTGCACCGGCGAGCCGTTGACCTGCTGCACCAATGCCAGCGCGGACTTGTCGAGCAATGTGCCTTTAAATTGCCAGGCGAACGATTCGGCATCGAGCGATAGGCTGACCGATTGCATGGGGATCGGCGTTAAATCCAGTAGGGTGACGCTTAGTGTATGTTGCATGGTGTAGACCGTTTGGGTTGGGATGGTGTGGGTTGTATGTCCCGGATCGATCACCGGCGGCGGCCTGGGCGGATCGATGTGGATCGATTTACCTGGCGGCGGGCGACGGGCATCCTGAACGATGGAGCATTGGCGCTTTACATTGCGCGTGGCCGATTGGCTGGGGCTGGTCATGCTATGCCGCCAGCCTGCATAACTCAGTTCGTCTCGGTAATCAACTGGAGGCAACATTTCGCCCCTAAAATTCAGCCCAACAGTAAATAACCCCGGTTCGACAATAAAATCAGCGCCAATAGTCAAGGGCGTGAATGGATAAGGGGCATAAGGTATTACCGTTCGGATAACCTCATGCACGGTTTGCCAAACATCATCAACCGAATGACGACTGGTTGAGGTAATAAATTCCAGCAAATGGAAACCGGCTACAAAATCAGACCACAACGGCGTTGCATCGGCGGCAGTTCCGCAACGGGCAATCTGTACTGGGGTTAATCGATCCGATGTCGAATGCGTTACTGCGACAATCATTGTCGCATCGTCAACAACTATACAGGATTGATTAGCTAACGGGGCCGTGGCATTGACGACAACTTTAACAGTATTAGGCATCTGCGTGGCGTCGAGCTGCGCGGCATTAGCTACGGCATGTATGGGCGCGGCTTGTTGATAAGAGAAACATAGTTTTTGAGTGAGCGTTCCCGCATCTTGTTGGGCGCTCAATATTGAGGCGATATTGTACCGGTGAACATTTGGGTCGTAGCTTGCCGCCATTGCTCCGGCAACGCCATCAAAAGTGGCGGCGATGACGCTTTCGTAAGAAAAATTGTGGCCATCGAGAAACCCATAAATACCGTCCATCGCACCCTGCAACAGTGCCTGCGGAGGAATATTCGCGTCAAATGCGCCCAGCACATCAGACAATCCGCCATTGAATATGGCCTGCGGAGGAATATTCGCGTCAAATGCGCCCAGCACATCAGACAATCCGCCATTGAATATGGACTGTCGGGGAATTTGATGGAAAGCTGTCGAGAACTCACCAGACAGCCCCGCTAGCGCTCCTGAAATGGTGCCGCGAGGCAACCAGGGAATAAATGAAAAATCATTGCCCGGCGTGAACCCGTCGATGACAATAAAATCCAGTCCTAGCGTGAAATTATTGGAAAAAATTTCGTTCCGCGCAGAAAACGATCCCGACGCGCCTGCTAACACACCGGCTAAGTAAGCCGACGTGGTAGGCACGCTTAAATCAAAATTCAGCCCGGTTGTAAATACAGAGCTGACATTAAAATTCGTGCCGCTTGTAAATGACATTTAGGGTAGTGTTGGTATTTTGGGCCCGATAGATACTGGATCAACCAGCGGCGCCACGTAAGTTAAAACTGCCGCGCCTTGTGTTGTTGTTCCAGATAGATTCCAACTTGCTTCCGTGCCGGCAAAAGTTCCGGCCGTGGTGACTTTAAATAGATGCGGAACGCTGTCTGGATTAGACGCAACAACATAATCACCAACTACCGCACCTCTGCCGGATGTCCAACTGTAGTCAACTTTTGCGGCGAGCGTAACAATCATCGGGTCAGTCGGCATATAATCTAAGGTGTAACTCGATCCAGAAATATTAGCTCTATATAGCACACCGCCAGTGCCGTCGCACCTATGGGCGGTGACAGTCCAATCAGTAATTGCCAACGACTCAGTCACATTTCCCGACAATGACGCGGTATAAGAGCTGAATAAACGCGTTTCTTGAGTACCCCATCCAGTTTCATTGGTGGACAACTCCTTAATAGTCATCCAGTCAGAACCATTATCTGAATACTGAAGAGAAAACGCCTTGGGCGCGTAGGAACCCTGTCCGGGATATGTGGCCGTAATCGCTATCTGTCCAACATTAACAGGACTAGCAAATTGATAGCCTATATAGCCAGTAGGGGTGGAGTTAGACGTCCATTTCGATGACTGATCATTGTCAAACGCATTAGTTGCAGCATTATCGGTGCCGCCAGCCTGAGAACTAAATAATACCGTGCCGCCCGTACACTGATCTGATCCGCCAACCGCCGCTCTAAACTCAATCTCGTTTAACGATAGGTAGGCACCGCCATTGTTTGCTGTGACATTGATCCGCCAGTACGTGTGCGCCGACATTATGCATTACCCTCAGTCAAAGACCCGCTCAACACCTCAATCAGTCCGCCCGCTATGGCTGTAATGGTGTTAAAAATAATCATCGCCCCCGACCCAGTCGCCCCGCAATCGCCGTCCATTACCCAGGCTCCCGAGCCATCCTTGAAGCGAGCCCAGACAATGTCTCCGCTGGCATCGGCGGACACGTCGTCGGCAATCGCCGCAAAGGTCAGCACGCCATTGGTTACCGTTCCCGAGGGTTTGGCCAGCACACAGGTGCCGATCTTGGTTTGCGTGGTAATCGCTGCGCCGCCGGTGCCGGGCTGCGGGGTGGTATAAAACTCTATGTATCCCGGGCTGGCATTGGCATCGAGCGCGTCTTTGACCAAAGATACGCGCGAGGAGCGCAGGGCGGTTGCTAGTTTGACGTTCATTTAAGCTCCTTGGCTGGTAAAAATTAAAATTATTCGAGGTTGCCATCCATGGCTTCTCGGCAACCGCTCCCTGCGTTGCTCTACCTCCTGCACCCATGCAGTCGTGGATTCCGGCACAAATCCGTCTGGAACAGATTTGCATTTATCCAAAGGACGTCAGGCAGGATAGCCAGACGTGAATCCCTGCCGTAATGACGGTTTACGGCGTATCGATATCGCCGCGAAATTCGAGGCAAAAGGTGTAGTTAGTGTCGGTCGCCGGGCCCTGTCCGATGGCCTGAATTATCCAGGTCGGGGAGTTGGCGCCGTAGGTATTAAAGCGCAGCAAGTTGCCAGACGCCCAGCCGCTGCCCCAGCCGGTCGCTAGAATCGTAAAATACGGAAAACCGGTGTTTGGGTTGATCGGTGCAATATTGCCCGCAATCGCTACGCCGGTGAGGATTTGCCCGACATGCTCGCCAATCACATCCACCGCGCTGCTATTGCTAAATTTAATCAGCCAGCGCTCCTGGATGGCGCTTTCGTTATTAACTTGAATCGGATATTGCGAATAATTGAATTGTGCTGATACGCTGGAACCGATCAGCGCATCACTCCAGATATTCGTCCATGTTTGCTGGTCGAACGGGACTGTCGTGTGGGCAAACAGATTGCCGTAAATAATCGCATTGGATACCAGTGTATTGTTCAGCGGGAAAGCATGTGTCAATGGTTGTGATAGCGATAACTGTCCGGTAATTTGCACGTCGGTGCAAACGGCCATATCTTCGATGCGATCGATAATCGTCAGCGGTTGCGCTATGCCGGATAAACTGCCCCAAGTAATTATTCCGGTGTCAAGATTAGCGGTGTATCTATCCACCGGCAGCGCGTTGCCTGCGGAGTCGCGCACGGTCAACTTGGCAAGGCGCACTCGGCCCAAGTTGGTTTGGCTGCTGCTGGTATAAGTGCCGGTGGTGGTCTGATCGTTTAGGATCACCAGCACATCGCCGGGCGCATAAACTGGAACCCGGCCATCGGCAGGCAGACGCACCGGATCGAGACCCAGAATTGACGCTGACAGCGGCAGGTAACTGTAGCCGACTGCATTAAACAGGATGGTGTCGGCAAGCACTAGCTTTGGCTTGAATATTTTTGCATCAGCGCGGATGCGCGCGGCATTATACCAAGGCTCGGCTTCATTGCCTGCCGCTACTATCCATTGCCCGAACATCACATTAACTACGCCGGTCTGATAATCGATGTAGCCATAAATATTGGCGGTTTCCATGAAGCCAGTGGCGTCCGCTGTCGCCGTGACTTGTCCGCCTCCTGCCGCAGGCGTTACGCGCATTTGGAAAGATTGCGGCTTAACCGGTGCAACAGCAACACGAAAGGCGGCCTGATGGACGGGCCGGAAATTCATCGTGGTCATTAGCGAGTTCAACGCTACGCTATTCGTCTGTCCGCTGGCCCAGCTTGCCAGTGAAGCAAGGCCGGTTGTATAGTCGATGGTGCCCGCATAAGTTCCGGCACCGGTAGAGGGGCTAATTGCGTAATACAACGAACCCAGTCGATCGACGTAGGTTCTGCCGCCGGCGGTAAACAGCACCGAGCCGCGCACAATTGACTCGGCATAACCCGGCGTCAAATCCAATTCAAGATAATTGGGCGTAAATGACTCGCTGGCTGAACTTCCGGCGGCGGCGGTGCGATAAGATACTTCAAACGATGCGGGGACTATCGTTTTGGTTGTTTTTTCAAACCATTCTATTTCTACGAGGCTGGCAAAAATGCCGGGGTCGCCGCGTAGCGCCGCCCCGTCGCCCAGCGTCATAACGGCTTCTTGATAAATTACGTCGACGACCGCATTAAAACTGATCTCGCCGGTCGTGTAATTTACCGACGACGACCGCCCACCGCGCAATGCGCCCGCGCTATTATCGACATCGCGTTGATTGATGCTGCCACCGGTTAATGGCAGTTGCACCGAGCCATAAGGCGCGGCTACCGCAGTCCAATCGCCTACCCAGGCTATTTCTATCGACCCCGCGATAAGGTTGTTGCCAATATCCATAGTCACGACTTCACCGGCGGTGTTGAAGTTGGTAATGGTGGCGGTTTGCTTGGTGCCGTAACTATAGGCGATGGTGAAAGTTTGCCCGCCCAGCGGCAAGCTGGTGGGGCTGAATTCTAAAAGCCCCGTGCCGACATTTACAGTACCCGTGCCGTACCCGGATAATGTCCCTGCGCCGTTGCTGGTAATCGTTCTGGCGGTTCCGTCGTTCCAAGTGATCGTTAAGGTGCTGGCATCGAGGCCGGTATTAGCCAGCGTTGTTTTAAACTTGAATGGGCCGGGAGTGATCGCCGAGCGATTGATAAAATCGGCCTTTGTGCCCCAGGCGAAAATAATATAGCTATCTACATCCGGCAGGGCTGCCAGCGTGACCGTGACCGATCCAGAGACATAATTAATCGTGCCGGAACCAATGCCGGATTCGGTGCCGATCAATCCCCCAGCTGAGTTATCATTGAGTTCATACCATTGGCTCAGCGCGCGAAACATCACCTTCATCGCTCCCGGCTTTGGCGCTGGGGTAATATTGGTCGTCCAGACATAGCCGCGATTTGCCGCCGTGACCTCCAGAGTCGTCGTATCGGCGACACTTATTGGCGCAGCCGCCGGGCGGAAGGTCACGGTTTTAGCGCCGGAATAGCTCGGCGCTGTCGCGTCGAATAGCAGCGTGCCGTCGGCGTAATGAATGACACCGATGGTAGTAGTTCCGATTTTTAGCGTTCCGGCATCATCAATAATGGTGCCGCCACTGACCGGAATCGATAGCGTGCCAGGCAGGCAGGGGGAGCCCAGGTATAAGGCGCTATTTGCGGAAAAAGTGACGCTGGTGCTAAAACTGGTCGTGCCATTGGCGCTATCCAAAACCGGCGCAACGCTGCCACCGGCGGTATTATCGACCAGCGCTATTTCAGATTGCGAGGCGGGCACGACCTGTGAATACACGCTGTCGACCTTGACCAACAAATCGTTTAAGGCGGCGGACAGGGCCAGAGGCCGCGCCGAATAGTAACGTGCTGCGTTGGCGACTACGGTTTGATAAATTTTACCGGCCGGCGTTAACGTGTCGTAGCGGCTAATTTCAGAGCCGACGAAATCGGCGGTCAAGACATCGCTTATCTCGATAGCGAGGATGCGGCGTTTAAATGCGCCGGTGCCATCGGTGAAGGTTTGCACATCCTGCTCCAACCGAACAATACGAACATATTGCGCGGCTGTAGCCGATTTCAAAAAAAGCACGTCGCCAATGCCAGGTAATGGCGCTGATTCTGATTGAAAAATAGTCACTGATCGACTGCCGGTATATTGCGTTGCCCATAAAAAGCCGTTATAAACAGCACCTTGGGCGCGGTAGTTCTCGACGCGGCCTTTAGCGGCGTCGCGGCGGTCAAACCAATCTCCGCTGTTGAATAGATTGACGCCGATTTTTGTATCGCCCGGCAACTTTGAAATAATGATATGGCTGCCGAAATATTTGTCGGTGTTTTGCGTAGCGACAGCGCCGAAAACCTTGCGCAAATGTACCGCGCCGTAAACCCGATCCAGGGTGCTAATATCATCGAAAATATTATTGCTTTGTCCGTCGACAATCACGTTGCCGGTCATCGCGCCGCCGCCCTCGATAGCGTCGGTCATGGTGTCGGAGGCTAAAAGTTTGATGTCGCCCGCTAAAATAGTCATTAATTAACTCACAGTGTGATGAATCGGAGCGTCAGCGCATACACATCGCTGTCATCCGGGTTGTTAAAATCGATGATTGGCTTTGCTTCGACGGGGTTTCCACCGTTGGCAAAAGTCACATTGAAGGTGCGGGCATCGTTGAGCGTCAACACAAAAGGTGGTGTTGCGGTCAGTTTTGCATACAGCGCCTTGACGGTTGCCCGGTTCGCCCAGGCCGCGTCTCGCCCACCGATCAGCGTAATAGGTCGTCCCGCCTGCTTGACGCCGGTTTCAAGAATCAGCGCACCGGTTAGGGTGTACTGTTGGGATTGCTGCACGGGCGACCAGTCGAACTCATCCGTCCAAATTAGGTCAACCGGCAGCGCGATGGCGTCTAAACTGATACTCATTTTGTCACGCCCCCGGACAGCCGGATCACTTCAAGAAATTGATTAACATCGGACTGGCTTCCGAATTCCGCCTGCGCGGACTGCCCCCCGGGCGCTTTGAATTGCACGACGACATTGCCGCCCGAGGACGCGCCGACCTGTCCGCCGGAATTGAAGCCCTGCGGCAACACGCCACGATTAACCGCATCCATGAACGTATTGCCAAATTTAGCGACCGATGATTTGTTGATTACCCACTCGCCGGGCGTGAGCATGGCGGGTACTGTATCGGCATCGCCAACGCCGGGGACACCGCCGCCAGCGGCGAGGCTTAATGTTAGGTGTGTCGCGCCACGAATGGGCAGGTCTTCAAATTTTTTCTTTGCGAAGTGCAAATTCTTAATGAGCAATTCAATTAATCCGTTAGCATTATTTAAAAATCGCATTGCGCCCGCGCCATTCATCACTGCTTCTGATGCGCCTTGTAAAAGACCGTCGAGAATAGGATAGGGGCTACTTACGCGTGAACCGCCGCCGAAGCTGGTGAGCTGTGCTTGCTGTGCAAGCGGGAGTATTTTTGCCTTGATCTCCTCTCTTTCTTTATACAACTGTTGTTCTTCGGCTTTCTGCTTGGCGACCTTTGCGGCTGCCGCGTCCAGGTGTGCTTTGCGGCGCTCTTTTTCCAAATCGACCACGCTTGAACCGACGCTGCCGCCGCCTGCAAAACCGGGGATAATGCCGCCGAAACGGCGCCTGACCGCGTCACCGACATTGACATTCATCGCGTTGAGTTTGGCGAACAGGCCAGCGCCGTATTTATCGACGGCCTCTTTGCGCATTACGAACTCGCCGGGTTCCAGCATGGCCGGGACGGTATCGCCACCGCCGTAACCGGATAATTTGCCTCCGGAATTAAGACGCAAGATCGGGCCGCCGTGTTGCTTGGCTTGAACGGTGTTTATGGTGTGGGTGCTTGAGGTGTTTTGGCCGTTCAGGGAGTTGATGTGAGCCGAAACCTCGCCCACGTTATCCGTGACGGTATGCGTGCTGGAGGTGCTCTCGCTTAAACTACTCTGCAACTTGCCGAGGCGGGCTTGTACATCCTGAAGCGCCTGTTGTGCTTTTTCGGCGGCGGCATGCGCCTTCCCTGCGGCGGCCTCTTCGGCAGTCTGCATTCCTTTTAAAGCATCCTGTCCAGCTTGGGCGGCGGTTCGATAGCTTTCGACGGCGTGAGCGTTCGCGCCCTCCACGGCGTGCCCGTTTTTTTCGGCAATTTGCCGCTCGACATGGCCGCGCTCGAACGCAAGCTCCATTAGTCGTTTAGAAATGCGCTGCTGCTCTTCAAAATCACCGGCTGCCCTGGCTTTGCGCAAGGATGAATCAAGTTCTTCCTGCTCATTACCGATAGAGTGGGCCTTTTCCTGTTCGTTCATGCTCTCGCGCAAAAAACCCAGAATCGCTTCCTCGGTAGAGATAGCCAAGTTTTTACGCGCTTCGGCGGCGGCCTGGGCGGCTTGAACATGACGCTGCTCATCGGCAATCATTTTGTCAATGGCGGCCTTGGTGGCGGTCTCCAAAACTTTCAGTATTTCGATTTTCTTGGTTAATAGCGCTTGTTCAATGCCGAATGCGGCTGCGGCTGTGGCTCGTTCCTTATTGTATAAATCCTCGGCCTTGCTAATTAACACGGCGCTTAATTCAGTCGCTTGGCGGATACGCTCGGTGTTGGACTGGATAATAACTTCGCTTATTTTAAGAGCGCGTTCTTTCTCACCGGCAACCGATCTTTCTATCTCCTGGATTTGCTGTTGTTCGCGCTGGGTAAGCAGCTCAGCTTCACGCTGGTACTTAGCTTCTTGCGTGGTGAAAAATTCTTTGTAGGCGGTGTCTGCGGCTTTTAGGGCGACTACTGCCCCTCCGGTTGCCTCTTCCAGCGCTTTTAATTTTTGCTGATAAGCATTTAGTTGCAACAGGTCAGAATTAATAGCCTCGCTACCGATAAAGCCATCGGCTACTTGTTGCTTTAGCGGTTCAATCCTATTACTAATTTCGCTAATTTTTAATTTAGTATCCGCAAGCGCGGCTGTCAACTGCTCAGCCGACAGCGTCGATGCGTCAAAATTGATGATTTGTTCGTTTTTTTGCGCAACCAATGCATCTTTTCGCTGCTTTAAAACATCCAGCGTTTGCAGTAGATGGTCGCGCTGCGCCACCAGGTCAGCGACATTAAATAACTTGCCGAAACTAAACGTCTCAAGCGTTTTTATTTTTTTCTGTACTTCGTCAATGCTTGCCGTAGTCTTGTCAAAATCTATATCAACTTCAGCCGCCGACAATTGCTTAACTTCCTTATTCATTAGCTCCAAAGCATCGGCCAAGGCTTTGGCTTTAATCGCGGCCTTTTCTTCCGATCCGGTGATTTTTACCAGCGCCTCATATAGCAGGTATAGAGCAATGACTGCGGCACCAACCCATCCGCCAATAAATGCAAATGCGGACTTCCCTATCGCGGAAATCCGGGCCATAGCAACGGATACCCCCGTAGTCGCAGTCGTCAAAGCCACCGTCGAGTCGGTTTGCGCCGTTTGCGCGGCAGTGAGCTGTCCAGCGATAGCAACCTGCCGACTACCCAGCGTCGCAATATGCGCCAGCGATGCGCCGCGCGCGGCTTCCGCTTCGGTTAAGCGCACGGTCGCCAAGCGTAATGCCTCGGTGACTTCTGTCGTTTGTACCGAAGTTCTCAGGGTCGCTATCTCGGCCCGCGCACGTACTCTGGTTGCATTGGCTTGTGCCAGCGTCGCCGCCTCTGCGCGTAAATCACTATGGACTCGTTCCAGGCTTGCTTCCGCCAGTCTGGTATTGCTGACGGCCAACGCCACATTGGCTTGAGCCAATGCAATTGTCGAGGCTCGGGCGCTGGTTTCGGCGCCAAACTGAGCGATATAACCGGCAGTGACCGCAGCAAGGCTCGATACAAACTTACCGCTGTAGACTACGGCGACGAATAGCGCCGCATTGCCAATGGTAGTCAGATTAGTGGCGACGCCGGAAATGACGCCCGCTAATTTGGCGCTGGCGCCGGACGCTTTATCGGCATTGCCGACATACGCGATAAAAGCATTATTCAATTGCGTCATCGCGCCGCCGATAGTCAACGGCAGCTGTTTGAATTTTTCCGCTATGCTGGGCGCGACCTTGCCCAAGGCGTTTACCAGCCTATCCGCCGTCAACTCCCCGGCCTCGGCCATGGCGCGCAATTGCCCGACCGTAACGCCCAAGCCGTCCGCTATGGCTTGCGCCAAGCCCGGTGTATTTAGCATTACGCTGTTGAATTCCTGCCCGCGCAAGACCCCAGACGCGAGCGCCTGGTTAAACTGTTCTATCCCGGCTTTTTGGGTTTCCGCCGCTCCGCCGGTTAAGGCAATCGCCTTGGCTACGGTTTCGGTGGTAGCCAGCGCGGTTTCCTGAGTGCCGCCCAGCTGCTTGATAGCCGACTCCAGGCGTATATATAAAGTGGTTGTTCCCTCGAGACTTGCGCGGGTGCCTTGGGAAATGTTGAAAAGCTCGGTTTGCGCGGTAGCAAATTCCTTGGTATTGTCAGACACCAATTTAAGCCGCGCCTCGAGGTTTTTGTATAGGTCGGCTGCTTTGGCCAGTTCGCCGCCTTTGCCGAGCAGGATGTCGGCGACCGATAGTCCCAGCAAGCCGGACAGGCGGTTTTTTATGCCCTCTATTTGCTGGGTCAGAGACGCCAAGCCTTGTTGGGTTTTTCCGAAAGCCGCACCGGTGTTGTCTTGGGCATTGATCAGGATTTTTAGCTGTAAATCTTTGGCCATGGCGGTATTGATTTAAGGGTTGTTGTTGTTGTTGGTTTTTAAAACCTTGATTTATACTTCACATCCCTGTCGGGTTGACGGTGTTTATGTTTTTTTGTTGCTTTCTTTTATCAACTCCAAACAATTGCCGAAAAACGTCCAGCCGTAATCCCAGATGTTGACGTGGCCGCGCTCGATTAAGGCACAGGCAGTTCTGTCGAGGTCTCTGACGGCTCTATCGGGGCTGGGCTGACGGGCTGAGCCAGTTCGAGAGTCAGACCCAGTTTCGCCAAAAAACTGGCGTTAACCTCTTGCATGGCTTGCAGTATCTGTTCGCCTTCAGACATTGATAAATCTTCCGCAGTTTCGCCTTCAGGCATGACGACCAGGTCACCGGTTAGCGTCAGCAAGCGGTCGAACTGATCGCCAAACAGCGCGGTCATATCCAGCGATGACAACGCGCCCATTTCGCCGATCAGTCGGCGCACGTCTTTCACGCGCAACTCGCGCACGGTGGCGGCGCGGTTTTCGCTTAATTGAATAACTTTTTCGTGTCGCATAAAATTCCTTTAAATCGGCTTGTGACCAAAAGTGGCAAGGTGCGCGATGCGCACCCTACGCGGCATCAGACAAATTCCACGGATAAACGGGAATACCATATCTTTTCATCCTGAACGCTGCTCTGCGCTGTCTGTTTAAATTATTTTCAAGCATTGGTTGCCAAATTTTGTCGTTTACAATTTGTGAGTCCCACATCATTAATTGCCATCTTAATCTGTCTGCTTCAATCCAGTTTTTCGCATTTTTCAATGATTCCCACGCAAAAAAAAGATTCCGCAAGGCGATTTTTTCTTCTGGTAAAAGCCTGTCTAAATTTAATACATCAATAGTCATGTATTACCCAACTGCGCAACCTACTGAGTGGCAAGGTGCGCGATGCGCACCCTACGATTATTTATGGATTATGAGTAAATCTGCCCGATTCTTGCCTGGAATGGAGCATCTTTGCCGACGGGCGTTGCCATCCGACCTTTCATACTCAACTCAATGGGTTTATCGGACATAAAATCGACAGCGCCGTCGGCGGTCAAGGTTGCCTCCCAGATCACTAAATCCAGAGCTGTGCCGTCGAAAAGATTCGTGCCGTCCAGTTCCAGTTGGCCTTTGAGCTGCGCCAGCGTGCCGCCCTTGATTGTGGTGCCGGAAATTGCCGCATAGGTGAAATCGGCTTTAAGCGATTGGGACTCGGTGATTGCGCCAGTCGATAGGCATTCAAGCCAGCCCATCGCGCGGTTGACAATATAGTCGGTGCCTTCCACATAGGTCGTGCTGGCCGCCGAGTTGGTCAAAACAAAGCCCGCCGCGCCGATATTCCGTTTGGATAAATCGATCAGTTTATCCAATTTAGCCGCGACGACTTCATCGGTAATGCTGCCACTACCCTGGCTATATGCTGCAAATGTGCCTTGTAAGGCCACGGCCAGCGCTGACGGTGTAATGTTGGCGATGGTGATTGATAGGTCTGACGGCTTGTTGATCGCAGCCGATCCGGTGACCGTGCCGTACAGCCCCTTGTCCTTGCTAATTTGCTCGATCAGCTCAGAGTTCGGTTTAATCTCCAGCTTGGCAATGCCCGGCAATTTTACCCGGCCTTGCGCCACGCCTGCGACGAGTTGGTTTAAATACAGCGTGCCTTCTGCTAATACGCCTGATGTGGACGATGTGGACATGGTTTATTCTCCTGGTTGGGTTTGGGTTTGGGGATTGGTTGCAATAATTCCGCGCTGTGCCAGCCAGGATTGTTGCGCTTTAGTAACGTCGATGGTTTCGCCCATCGGGTAATCTTTGCCGCCGTGGGTATGCGGCATGATCAGCGTGACTGTTTCCATTAATACGCCTTGGTCTTGTTCTTTTTTCATTTAGCTGCCTACAATCGCTTTCGCGGTAAAGGTCATCGGGAATTCGGCATAGCCGAGGTTGTAATTCGGCTGGCTTCGGCCGGTGTAGATAAAGCCGTGTTTTTGTGGTTGCGCGCCATTTTTCCAGCCGTGCAGGGCTTTTAAAATATCACGCATGAAATCCCCGGCAATTTGCTCGGTCAGTCCATCTTCGCTGTCGCGAGACTGGTGCGCTATGATGACGACGACATCCCACTCTTGCGTCTCGATCAAAGGCAGGGACGGAATGGGTTGTTCAGCTGGCTCGCCGCCGCCCGGGATAACGATGCAGGCCGGGAGCAAGGGGCCTATTTCCCGGACGGCAGCCAGTACGGACGGGTTGGCAATCGTCGTTAAGCCTGGTACAAAATCAGTTATGCGGCTGATAATGGCTAGCTGTAAATCAAGCATGGCGGCTATTCAAGATGCGGATTGAGTTCAAGCACTTTAGCCATAAAGCGTTCGCGCAGCTGCACGGAGGCTTCCTGCGCGACGCCTTCGGCAACGGTAAATCCGGCATCAATATTAACGACTTGCTCAGCTAATGGGTAACGGCTTTTGCCCTTGCGCTTAAAAATGCCTTCATGTCCGCTCTTCAGTGTTGCGACAAATCCACCGGGAAAATAATAATCGCCCGCCCATGCGCCGCGCGGCTCTTGTGAGAGCTTGCCCACATAACTTGCCTTGACCGGGTTGAGACCAAACCACACGACACCTGTCTCACGATTGCGTTTTACCTTGACCCTAAATTTCCGAAATACCCGCATAGGCAAACCGGTCTTTAAAAACATACGATCCCGAAGCTGTTTCCCCGCCCAGGTCGTTGTGGTCGAAACCGCCGAGCGCTGGGCGCGGAAAATAGTGCGGGGCAGCGCGTCGACCACACTCTGAACGGCTTTGGCATCTAGGCTAATGCTGGTAATCATGAATAGCGCCGTAAGTGCAGTGTGGCCATGCCGGTGGTGTCAACATCTCGGCCAATAATCTGATAGCGTATGCCGCGCACGGTAACGGTGTTTGAGGTATTAATCGCGTAGTAGTCAACGGTTGACTGAAATAATTCCAGGGTAAAAGTTTTATCAAAGAAGCCCGCGCCGGATAGCTGCTCGTCTTGCCGCTGCTCCGAAAAAATACCTTGCAGCACGATGTCGCCGTTCACATTGTTTAGGGCGAATGATTCGGCAAAAACGTCTAGCGTTGAATTGTTTAGGGCGTTGAACATGAAATTCCGCTGATAGTTTCAATCATGGTAATTAGCTTGTTGTGTCATTTCTAGGCAAAAAATGACATTATTTATTCAATCAAGCCTTTGATGATCCGAACCTCGGCAAACCAGGTTAGGGGGCCGCCGTCATTTACTTGAATTTCCAGCAGGGCGGGCTTGAATGCGGTGATCGCTGCCGTGAGCGTTCCGGGGATTTCGACCACCACCAAGGAGGCGGGCCAATTCGCGCCGGTTGCTGTATTGGAAAGCGTGACCGGCCCGGCGAGTATGGCGCTGTGATCGGCGCCGACCAGGGCGGCTTTAACTACCGCATTGCTGGCGATTGAAAATAGCTTGCCATCTTTGGTGAGGGTCACAGGGATTGCGATGTCATCGCCGGTTACAATTTGAATCATGGTGAGGCCCGCTCTATTTGATTAGTTATGGTTAAGCGGCGAGCCGCAAATTGATGGACAGCGCCTGTTTGATATTCGATACCGATGCGAGTCGTTTGTCGCTAGCTGTTGCAATGACTTTGTCCAGGGTAATGGGTGCTAATATGGCATACGATACCGATGCGAGTCGTTTGTCGCTAGCTGTTGCAATGACTTTGTCCAGGGTAATGGGTGCTAATATGGCATACGATA